AAAAGACTATTTCTCGGTAGAGTGTTGCGAATGTTTTTCATCTTATGATGAGGAATTCGAAATAAAGATGCCGGGATTAATAAATAACTATGGAGAATCATAATGAAAGAAGTTAAATTCAATCTTGTGTTACAGGTTGACAGTAGACTGGAAGAAGATGATTTAAAAAAATATTTAGAGGTATATGCTATAAATGATAGTAGTGTTGAAAGTATTACTAAAAAGGTTATAGGAGAAAAAGGATCACCAAATAATTTCTATATAGAATCTATGAAGATAGAGGAGCAAAAGGCTCCAAAAGCAACTAAGCCCAAAAAGAAATTAAAGGTAAAGAAGTGAAACTAGCTGTTTACGGAACACTTAGAAATGGAAATAAGAATATTGGAAGAATAAAAAATACATCGCTTGTTTATCCAGGGCATCAAAGATTTCCTGCAATGATACAAGACTATCAAGGAGGTGGAACTGTAGTCGAGATACATGACGTTACAAGTGAAGACTTAGCTCAGTATGATTTATATGAAGGCATTAAAGTTGGTCTTTATGAAAGAGTTAAGATTGATGTGGAATTAGATTCTGGCAAAAAACAAAAAGCCTGGGTTTACGTAGCTGGCCCAGAGCTTCTTAAGATGGTAAACGTATTTGAAGAAATACCTAACGGAGATTGGTACAATAGAAAACTTCAACATAATACCAAATGATTTAGACGAGAAAGAAAGAGTCTTAAATATGGTATCAAAAGATTTGATAGCATTTGGACAACTGTTTCTTCCAGATGATTTTATGAAATCAAAGCCAGCTCCATTTCATTATGAAGTTGGAGATCTGTTTCTTGATAATACGATTAGAAGACTTTGTCTTGTATTGCCTCGTGGTCATACAAAATCTACAATGGCAAAAGCTGCTCTTCTTCATAGGATATGCTTTAACCCAAAGGGAAAGAATGAATTTGCGGCTTGGGTATCAGAAGAACAAGGTCAGGCTGTAGACCATCTTAAATATATTAAAAGTCATATAGAGTTTAATCCAGCATTGAATTACTACTTTGGTGATATGGCTGGGCCTAAATGGACTGAGAAAGAAATCACTACATCTAAGGGCGATAGGATTATAGCCAAAGGTACTAGTCAAAGACTTCGTGGTAGATCAGAACTTGGGCTTAGGTATACAAAAATTATACTTGATGACTTTGAATCTGAATTAAATACAAAGACTCCAGAAAGACGTAAGGAAATTAAAGAATGGCTTATGTCTACTGTATATCCTGCGCTTGAGGAGGAATATACGATGGTTATTTAGAAGCGAAAGAGAATGGAGAGGATTATACTTGGGAAATGGTATTTCATAGAGTTATAGAAAATGATAAAGCATTATGGCCATCTTATTTTCCTAAGGAAAAAATAGCTAGTATAAGAAAAGATTATGAGTATGTAGGGCAGTTACATAAGTTTGCCCAAGAATATATGAATGATGCGCGTGACCTTGAAAGCGCTAAGTTTAAAATAGATAAGGTTAATTATTTTGATGGACAATTTAAAGCAAAAAACAATCAAGCTTATATTATTACGAAAGAAGATGCAATCCCTGTTAACGTTTATATGGGTGTGGACTTGGCTTATGAGTCTTCCGCCCAACATGACTACCAGGTTATTGTTGTTGCTGGTATTGATAGCGATAAAAATATCTATGTAATAGATATTTTCCATGAGCATATACCGCTATATGATATGCCAAGAAAGATATTTCAGTATGCAAAAGAATATCAACCAATGCGGAGGGCTAACGTAGAACATGTGGGAGCACAAGGTATTATTCGTGATGCTGTTAATGAGCTTTCTGGAAAAGATAGAAAGATGGCTCCAGGCATAGCTAGAGGTGTAAGACCTCCAACTGGTATTAAGAAAGAAGATAGGCTTGAATCATTGCTTTGTCCTGTAGTTAATAGAGGTAAGCTATTCATTAAGAAACAACATAGTGAGTTGGTTGATGAAATGTTTCACTTTCCTAAAGGAAAGAATGATGACTTACTTGATGGACTTTGGTATTCTATTATTAATGCAAGAGCACCATTAAGTCATAAATTTGATGCTGATAAATTTGAAGAGACGGTTGAAGAGAAGAGTGAATTCTTAGGTAGAAAGATAATAAGAAGTTGGGTTACTGGACAAAGAATATAAAAAAAATAAAGAAAACACTTGACAAGTTGGTATTTAACGCTTATATTATAATATAAGTTAACTTTACGTATTCGGGAGATTTGACATCGCTAACGAAAATGAAATTGTGCAAGAAGACGAAGCACAAAAGAATAGAGACCTATGGAGAAGATGGCGTGACGCCAGGACAGACTGGGACGAAGAAGCTCGTGACGCTGTTGATTTCGCATTAGGTAATCACTATACGCAAGAAGAATCTGACGCCTTAAGCGCCGTTGGGCAAGGTGACTTTGTTATTGACAGAGTATATGCTGCTGTCGATAAACTTAAGTCTTTATTAACCTCAAGAAACCCAAGGTTCTCTGCTGTCGGTAGAGAAGATTCGGATAATAAACTTGCTCAAGTTTGGAAAACAATACTTGAGTATTGCTGGGATGTATCCGACGGTGATATGGAGTTTAAACAAGTCGTCCATGACTATGCTATAACTGGTCTTGGATATTTTTATGTATATATTGACCCAGAGGCAGATTTTGGTCGTGGCGATGTCAAATATACCCACGTTAATCCATTTAGAGTATATGTAGACCCAGCAGCAAGGAATAGATATTTCAATGACGCTTCTGCTATTTTACTATCTACAATACTTACAAAAGAACAAGTTTTATCTCTATATCCACAAATAGAAGAATATATAAAAGATGTGGAAACTACTGTAGACGAAGAAGATTATCCAGCATCATCAAAGAAGAATTCATCCGGATCATTTACTCCAGACGTAATCAAAGATAAAGATCGAGCTGGATACGAGAGATATAGAATACTAGAAAGATTTGAAAAAGTAAAAGTTCCATATTACAGACTTTTCAATAAGCAGAGTGGCGAAGAAAAAGTTGTTGATATGGAATCCTTCCAACAATTAGCAAATGAGAATTCACATTTAATAGAATCTGGATTAGTTGAAGCAGTCGAAATAATGCAAACGCGCGTTAAGATTGTTGCAACTATGGGGCAGTTTTTATTATATGAGCAAGTTCTTAATACTGATATATACCCTATTATACCAGTTCCAAATATTTGGACTAATACACCATATCCTAAATCAGATGTAACTAAAGTTAAAGATTCGCAAAGGCTTATTAATAAGCTTTTCTCTTTAACCTTAAGTCACGCACAAGCTTCAGCTGGACTTAAGCTTCTTGTGCCAGAGGGAAGTGTGGATGATGTTGGACAATTGGAAAGAGATTGGGCTAATCCTAATGCTGTTTTAGAATATAATCCAGAATTTGGTGAACCGCACTTTCCAGCACCTCAACCATTAGCAGGTGAATTTTATCATTTAATAGATAGGGTAGAACATTATATAGATTTAAATTTTGGAATACCAGAGTTAATGCAAGGCTTCAAAGAAAAGGCGCCAGATACTGTTCGTGGAACAGCAATGCTTTCTGAAATGGGAGAAAGTCGTGGTCGCTCTAAATTAAAAGATATAGAAGGAAGTCTAAATCAACTTGGAAGATGCATGTATAACTATGCAAAGGGACATTATACATTCCAAAAAACTTTTAGAATCGTACAGCCAAACAATGATATTACTGAATTTTCAGTAAACAATAGGTTGTATGATGATAAATCCAATGAACTCATGCAGATAGAGAATGATATATCATTAGGTCAGCATGATGTTAGGATTATATCGGGATCAACTTTACCGTCAAACAAGGTAGCAGAATATAATATGTACCTTGAGGCGTATAAGTTAGGATTGGTAGATGATGTCGAGGTCTTAAAGAAAACAGAGATCTACGACAAAGAAGGTGTATTGCAACGCAAAGGTATGATGGCGAAAATGCAGTCATATATACAACAACTAGAAGGTCAGGTTAAAGAGCTCTCTGGTGACTTGCAAACAGCAGACCGTGAAGCGGTTCATGCTAAGAAACAAGTTATTACTGAGAAATTCAAATCTGACTTGAACGAGGTTATGTCTGAGGTGAAAAATAAGGAAAGAGTTAAACTCGGTCAACTAGAGAATGTGATTGATAAAGCGGATGTTCGTGCCGAAGCTGCGTTAGCTATACAAAAGGCAAATAAAGGGAGTTCCTCAAAGAAGGGGAACGCACAAAAATAAATAATCATAGGTTATACTTCTTCAAGGCATCTAGTGGTGGCTTGAATTAATGAAGAAATCTAAAGGAGGTTATATGGAAGAACAAGTGCAAGAAAGTGTAGTTGAAGCACCAGAGGTAAATACTGGCGTAACAACAAGAGAGGGCTTAGATGCGTCTATGCCTGATGTTGAGTTAGCGTCTGAATTACCAAGTGTGCAAGATACTGTAGTAGAGGAAGGCAATAAAAGACCACCCAGTTTAATTACTAAAGAGGGTGATGATGGTCAAATCGACTACGGTACTGATTGGGAAAATGAAACTCGTAAGTTTCAGTCTATGTATGACAAGCAAAAA